TTCTTTTCCGTTCTTGCCAATCACAACGTGGGCGGATTCACCCTCGGCTGTGTACCAATGTCCCGCCTGGTCAGTAGCGACCAGACGGGAATTGGTAGGCTCTTTCGCTGTGATTGTAAGAGCCATACAATTTAGAATGGCACTTGGTTGCCGTCTGCATCAAGCTCGACCTTAGTGGCCGTGGACTTGCCAGCAGCGGTAGCAAACTCCTTGGATGCGCGGATTTTTTCCTGCAACCAATCGGGCATATCGTTAAACTGCCCACCCTCACCCTGCTCAATCTCGTAATACATCTGATCGTTAGCAGTCTTGGCTGGAGCAGTCATGCCCTTGGGAAGCTTGGAAGCTCCGGCAATTGCACAATACTGCCGACCCTGCTGGCTCGTCTTGTGGATGAGCGTCAGCATAGCTGGCTTGCCAAGCAGGTTCTTCAAGCTGAATGCTTGCAGTTCCTTGGCCGTGAAGGTCTGACCGCGCCATTGTTCGAGAAGCTTGCGAAGGCTTGCTTTCTCGCCAAGGCTGCGGGTCTGCTCGATGCTAACGACCATAGGCTTTTGGACTGTGGTGCGTTTGCCATTCTCTTCCACCTCGTACTCATCTGTCTGGTCTGGCAACTCAAAGGTTAAGCGGACTTTGGGAGTCCACTTCTCCTGGTTATCCCAGTTGGTCTTCTGGTGGCCAAGATCGACCAATGAGTAAAGAACGCCTACGGTTGCACCAGCTTCGGGCAACTTGCGTTCTGATTTCTGCGATTCACTTAGGGTTAGTGCCATGTTATTTCTCCTTTATTTATTTGGGTTTAGTTTTGGTTGTATGTATGGGGTAAGTTCTTCTTGATTGTGTACCCAAAATCCAGCACCGACTGTGGTTGACATAGGATTGTTTGGTACATATTCGATCTTCACATTGGAAGGTGCAATCTGTCGAGCCAATTCGCACACGCTGTCGGCGGTCAGTATGACTAGCCATTCTTTGCGTCCATTACGGCGGAAAAATACTGCTGGGATCTTGCCCTTCGGACAATCCCGCTTGGATTGCTCCATCCACTCCTCTGGCTTTAATGCTTGGCATCGTTTGCCTTCAATATGAAAAGGGAAGTTCTCGCATACCACATCCCCACTACCACCCTCTGGATTGCCAGCGTATTGCTGTGTGCGTCTGGCCTTCTGCCAGCCTTGTTCTCGTAGGTAGTTTGCTAATTCTCGCTCCCCCGCAGCACCCTTTGCCCGACTATTGATTTTGCCCATCTACTGGGTCTAGCTGTCAACCCATGCAAGCGTCGAGATATATTTTAGTTCCGCCAAGTTCTATTAGCTCTACTAATATCCTCATTAAATCGTCTAATCATTGCCATCATAGTCAGCTTCTCAACTATCTTCTTGTTCTTCTTTACCCAAGCCACGGCCTCATCAAAGGACTCCATGTCCTTTAGACCTTCTTCAAACTTAGCCCAAGCCTCTTTCTCGTTCACAAGCTTTGGAATACACGCCAGTTCTGGCCTGTCGATGGGCAAAGTTTAGTTGTTATGCTTTTGCATTTGGCAATTGGCAACAGCCAGAATAGATCATCGTTCATGCCCCAGCAGGCAACGTAATCCACGCCACTGATAGCGCGCTTGGGGATGTTAAATCCATTCCCACTGCTTGTGGTAAAGCGGTACTTGGTTCGACCAGGCTCTACGGTCTGCGCGGTCTTAACTTGGATGCGGTAGAACTTTCCACCTTTCTCCGCGACCACATCATAACCAGCAAAATCCTCGTAAGGCGTAAGCACGTTATACCCGCATCGCAGCAACGCGCCAGTAACGCGAGCCACCCCTACTGCCCCAACTTGGCGCGATGATAATTTCATGCTTGACGGTTTCCGTTTTGTGCTAGAGACTTTTTCCTATGAAAGCAATAACAATGACTGTAGTAACGGCGATGCTGATGGCATCGGGTTTGGCTGAAGATCAATCTGCAATGGAAGCCTTTGTTGGCGGTGTTTACCGCGAGGGAGGCTTTGCGGTTGTTCTTGATAAGGACACTGCGCTGGTAAACGGAAAGTTAATCTTGCGAGACAGAGATGTTTATATAACTCCGAAGGGTGCATATTCAAATGATAGAGGAACATACTCTGGAAGGGATGGTATAGTTGTTCAAGACAGGGATGTTTTCACCGGAAGAGATGGAACAAGGATTGCTGCTGGGGCATTATATTTTGGAGCTGGAGAGCCAGCCATCGTTGCTACTGGATTAAGCACCAGCATGAGAAAACCCTAGCCTTGCCCGAATATAGCTAATCTATTTCTAATCCTAGATTCCAACCCACCAATAAACTTCTTGCGTTCTGGATTCTCTGATGCTCTGCGGTATTCATCATCAAGTTGAGCCTTGCTTGCCTCACGCATTAGGGATTTTGCATCCACCTGGTTAATGGCCTGCAAGGTTTTAGGTCCCATACCACCATCAACAGCTACATTCTGACCAAGAGCATTTAATCCTTGTTGGATGTATTTCGTTGCACCGCCCAGCCCACGATTAAACGCGAGATCCTGTGTGAATGGTTGGATGGCTTGTGGGAGCTTCGAGACGAGTGGCGCGGTATATCCCTGGATGTACTCTGCCGCTGCTTTCGCTCTTTCTTGCGGAGGCAACGCCGAGATTCTCTTAAACGCTTCTGGATGGTATCGGTCATTGATTCCAGCTACTTCATAGCTTCCACCCATATCTCCGGCTGGCAACTTATAGACTACAAGATTTCCATCCTTATCCTTGCGTCCCTCCCAATCCACTGTTTTCATCCCAGCGTTGGTTAGGTTGGAATAATCTGCCATTGGAACCTGTGTTGACTTCGGACCAACAAATTCTGGTTTCGACTCAAATAATGATTTCTCAAGTTTATCCTTGCTCATCTTGTCCTCCATTTCTGAAAATCTAGCTGCTGTACGCATCTTTTCCTGCATCTCAACAAGCCTTCTTCCCTTTTCGTCAACATATCCAGCATCCGTATTGGCTGCTGGTGCGGTATAATTAGACTCAATCTCCTTGCGAATCGCATTACCCTCTACCCGATTCTGCATTCTAGATGACAGAACTGGGGTAGCCATTATCGTTTCAGATCGGATTCTACGGCTTGATTTCTGAGTCCATCAGCAATGTCTTTCAGCTCTGGATCGTTGTCACGCTCAGACTGCGTTGCCAATGTTGATATAAACGCTGGGAGAGATGATGTGGGAGCATCATATTTCTTGGCAAGCAAGCGAACAAACTTAGGATTGGTTAATGCACGAGCCGAAAGGTTGGCTATTCCAGCAGCCTTTGCCGCCGGAATAAGAGTAGCTGGAGCAGTTAGCAACGCCATAATGCCGCCACCTATTGTTCCAGCCGCAACAAGCTTTTGAGTAGTTCCGCTTGGGTTTCTGTATTGTTGCGATCCAGTTCGCATAATGCTTGTGGCCTTCGCAATCTTATCCATATCGTTCTTGAAAGATTGACCAAAGTTTCCGAACAATATCTCCTTTGGAGATCCACGCAGTTTGTCCCAGTTTGTAAGGAAAGTTTCCGTGCTGAATACATTACCAGCCACATCCTGCGTCGAGGATACTGCTCTTCCCATTTTATTTAGGAATGCAGCCACAAACTCTCTTCGCGCCTCTTGAGGAACTGCGTCCATAACTGTATTCAAAATTGTTGTATCGGCCTTCTGGCCTCCCATAGCAGCATTAAATATTCTTTCCGGAGTTGCTTTATCTATGATCGGCTGAAGCAAGTCTATTTTATCGTGTAATCTCTTCGTATATGCGTTTGCCTCATCAAAAGCCAATTTCGCCTCTGGTCCAGCATTCCCAACAACTTTTGCTATATCTTCTGTCAATGCTCCATAAAGTCTAAGAAGTTCAGCCCTAGGGAAATTTGAGTCCATTTGAAATTGACCAAGTTTCTCGCCTATTCTTGACCTCAATTCGCGAACTCCAGATAACGGAAGACCACCACCAAGCGCGGTGTCAATATTGAGTCCAGAGGTTAGCTGATCTATTACTTGATTCTTTAATAACGATGACTCCGAAGTTGCCTTCATCCCAGGCAATGGTGCTGTTATTTCATTAAGCAAATTCTTTGTATTTGAAATATCAACTTCAGTATTTTTTGGTATGTATTTCTCGACTTCCGCGTAAAGAGTATTTTGATACTTTCTTGCTTGCGGAAGAAATACATCTTTTATGCCTTGCCTAATCTTTGACCCAGCACTTAATTCAGTTGCACCAGGGGCAAGTTCTTGAGCGATCTGCTCAATCTTTGATCCGATTTGAGCTTGCTGTTCCGCACCCTTCTTTGCCATATATCCGCTTGCACCAGGTGTAATTCCAAGCGCGGATTCAAGATATTGAATTGGTTTTGCGCCAGTAGCTTGACCAAGGGTTGCTTCTGTTCCAGCACCCCTCATTGCTTGAATGTTCTCAAGCACAGCTTCTGGACTTGCAAATCCTCTGGCGGCTGATGTTACTCCAGCTCTTGCAATTGCAGGTAGGCTTGGGGCAATAGCTCCGCCAGCACCAGCAATAGTCTGCCCAACTCCACCAGCACCAGCTTCTTCGGCTGCTTGTTGAGCCATCCCACCAGTTACAGATTGCGCCACTTGCATTGCTGGCTCTGCCTTGAGAAGACCTCCCAATGCCTTAACAGCTTTAGGTGCATATTTTGCACCAGCAAGAACTTGTCCAGCCCCCATCGTTGCTAATGCCTCACCAGCAGTTTCAGCCCCTGCCTCAAGAACACGCTCGCCAGTTGTTTGTGCTTTTGGCAACCCAATCAAATCTTTGATCTGGTCAAGATATTCACTTGGAAGCTTTAATTTGTCTGAATCCTCGCCTCTGATGCCATATCTTTGCGCCATCTCAGAGTTGTATGCCCTTGCTCCAAGCTCAAGCAATCCACCAGCTAGGGCTGCAATTCCAGCTCCAGCAACAACTGGCGCACCCATAGCTGCAGCCCCAGCAGCACCAACACCTCCAGCAACAGTTGCTGGACTAATCCCGCCTCTTGCTAGAATGCCAGCAGTTCTTGATGCGGATAATCCGTCTTGCCCTTGAACGGCTTGTTGGCCTTGTTCCTCAAAGCCTATTTTGCCAGACTTTGCTGAATCAATTACATTTTGTGGCGTGTCGTCTGGAAACTCAACAAGACCTACGCCTGGTACTTCTTCGTACTTGGCCATTATTTCATCAACAATCCGGTTTTGGGATTGTATCTAGCTGCTGGTTGTGGGGTTGATTTCTTTATGCCAAAATTATTTATATCTTCTGGTGCTGAATTTGAATCAATAACTGATTGCAGGCTTTTTACGCCATAGCCATAGGCTCTAGCTGCTGATGCAAATTCAGATCCAACTGTTCTCTTCAATGACTTCAATCTTTCAGTTTGCGTTATGTCAAGAAATACCGCTGGATTTGCAACTGCATCGTTCAGCATTTGCAATTCCTGCGGATTCATTTGACCGCCACCAGTAAGAGGGATTCGGAGTGCCGCAATCAAGGGTATTCTTGCTTGTTGTGCTTGAGCCTTGTATTTGGCAGCCTCTAATGCATTTCCAGATGCCGCGGCATTCCTATATAATCCACCAAGCTCTATCAAGTTATCAATAGACGCTATTGATTGCACAAATGTAGGCAGTCTTTCGCGCATCTTTTTAGCTGCCTCGTCATCTTTTGCCATACCTTCAAGACCTGGGAGTTTTCTTGCGTTCTTCATTTCCTCCCTTGTTTGTGCATCAAAGTATGCCTTATTTACGCTTACAGCATTTGCCCTATATTGAGCCTCTTCTGGAGTTTGTGCCGCTTTTACAAAATCATCAGCCTCACGCAATGCGTTGGCTTGCTCTTGAACACGCCTTCTCAGCACATCTGCACTACCGCCAGCGGGAGCAGTACCATAGGCTTCGCCAAGATTTACTGTTCCAACAAGACCTTCCTGCCTCTTTCTATATGCCTCAAGTTCTGCCGTCATTCTTGTCCTCTGAGCGTTTAATAGATTCTCTTCTGCGACAAGACCTTGACCAGCCTGCATCGCTGCTTGTCCAGGCATAACTGGACCAGAAATATCAACATCAAGTGGGGCTGATGCAGCCGCTATGTTTCCAAGTCGCTGACTTATTCCAGCTCTTTGAGCTTGGTTTAGGTTTAGGGTTTCTTGGAGCTGGCTTGTTTTTTCTGCAATATCGCCAGCAAGTTTAGCCTCGTAATCTGGTTGGAGTTGTTTTAATTGAGCCTCTAATACCCTTGATCTTAATTCCTGCTCTTGCTCCTGCAAAAGCCTTTTCTTTTTCCCTTCTGGGCCTTCAATATTTATATTGATAGGCATAGTTTACGCTCCAAAATTAAGATTTGGCATAAATCCAGAAAGTCCACCAGCAATGTTGGCAAACGCTCTGGAAGGTGATGTGTATGTTGCGGCTTGCGCACCAACCTGCGCACCATAAGTGCTGGCTTGGTAATTGGACTGCGACCTATAAAGTTCGTTAAACGCATTTGTGAGTGCAACCGGAACTGAAGGATCAGTAGTCTGATAAAAGTTTGCAGCCGTAGAAGGCTGTTGGTTAAATCCACCAGGAAGAGCTTGATTTGCTTGGATGTAATTCTGGAAAGCACCTTGCTGTTGTGCTGTCCTCTGACCCGCAAGGTTGTAGATGGAAGGTCCGCCACCAATGAAGTTGGCGGCTGCACCAAGCCTATTCTGACGCAATGCGTCACGGAACGCTATGTCAGCTTTGAGCGCATCACCAGTTGACAGGCCAGACCCAAGGAAGCTCTGCGCTGCACCATAGCGTGCCAGCTTGCGTTGCTCGCCAGCAGCACCGATCTGAGCAGCTTCTTGTACCGCTGGTCCGATTCCAAAGATGTTGCCACGGGCAGTCTGTGCTGCTCTGGCTGCCTGCTCGTATCCACGCCGTTCTTCCGCACCAATGGTCGAGCCAAGGCGTAATTGATTAAGAGCCTCATCCTCAATGGTCTTGCGGATTTGCTCAGTCTCTGGCGTGGTCGTTGCACCAATTGGCTCGGTTGCCATCTGGCGATACTGCTGACCCAAGCCAACCGCTGTGCGGTAGGAATCTGGATCAATCTGGAAAAGCTGTTGTGAAGCACGCTCTTCGGGTAGCTGAACAAAGGATCTGAAGGATGTGATCTCCTTTAGCCCTTCGGGGCTATCCATTGAAATAGGCGTGAAATTCTTTTGCATATCCTGCGCGCCAGTAACTGCGCTGGTTACGCTCTTTAAGTCATCGTTGAGTTGCTTGATGAATACTTCTGAAGAAGTGCGTCTGGCATCGCCAGCGGGAAGATCGGCAAGAAGCTTGTTGGCCGTAGCGAGCCGTTCATTGATCCCAGCAATCTGAGCGTTGCCACGATCAATCACGCTGTTTAGGCGGGATAGCTTTGTGTTGTTGTAATCGTCAACAATCTGCTGGTCGGAGACTTGGAAGTTAAGCCTAGATCCAAGATCAGACGATCCGTAATTACGATCAGCGGAAAGTTGTGATAGAGCTTGGTTGAAGGCTGGGCCAGCATTAGGATTTTGCATTCCCATACCTCCAGAAGTTAATGCTTGAATCTGAGAAGCAAGAGAGTTGCGAGTATTTTCTTGGCTTGTGACATCGGCAAGTTGCTTGTCATACTTCTGCTGCAGATTGTTAATCTTTATGTTGTTTGATAAATTTACAGCTTCTGCGTAGCTTCTTTGAGACTGCCCGATTAAATCGTTCCTTCTTCTTTCTGTTTGTTGTGCAAGCGTTCCTTGACCAGTTCTAGGACCATTTGAGTTAATTGGGAATTTGTCATTTATTTCCCTTGGTACGATCTCGCCTTTTTCGTTGACATCGTAAACAGTAGTTTTTGTAATTGCAAAATCTGGCATATTACGCCTTTAACTCTGGGTTGCTAATGTTCGTTCCAACAGTACCATAGAAATCAACTGGTCCTGGCTGGCGGTTAAACGCTACGTTCTGCTCAACTGAGGCATAAGGCGATGTGCCGTAAAGACGCTCGAACTGCCTAGTCATCTGATCGCCTAATCCACGATTCAAGGCATACGCTTGGGGGCTAGTTTCGTACTGCCTACGGAGCGATTCTAGGGTACGCTGTGGGCCATACTGACGTTCTAATTGCATCCCAGCCTGCACCCCAGCCTGCTGGTCTAGGGCTGACAACTGGCGTTCTAGGCCACGCTGTTGAGGCATATATTGGATACGAAGCTTATTCTCAAGCTCTGCCATCGCTGGGGCTTTCTCGATGTAGGTATCAATGTTCGTTCTGTACGCAGCAGCATTAGCCTGCGCCACCGCATTCGGATCGGGCGGAGGCGGAGGTGCAGGAATTGAAGGTCCTCCACCCATACTAAACCCTAGCCTTTCGCATAAATGTCATATAACAATAACTCCTTGGTTTGCCAGAACGATTAAAGGTGATCCGCTCGCGGGGACCAAAACGCTCCCAAAGGAGCAACAGCAAGCATCTCAAGGATTTAGCACCTTTTGAGGAGATAGTCAAATCAACAAACACATTCTGACCATCTTCGCTATGCACATAATGATTAGGCTCTTGCCCATCCTTGACGCACCTAGCTAAAGCCACACCAGCAATCCCATCCTTATCCTCGACTACGCCAACCATACCTTGCTTCTCAAACCATCCAAACCACTCAGCCAGGTTAGGCCACATAGCCTCTGGAACACCGCTTTGCTCAATATACTCAACAGCCGTCATATTGTCTGCTGGATCTGGACTGTATCTGGATTAGCAGCAGCCGTGATCTGGCGAATAGCCATCTTGTTTGCTGGTGTGGAAATCTTGATGTTGAGCAACCGCCACTTCTCGTACTTGCGTAAATCTGCTGCCAGCTTCTTCTTAACTGATGTCGGCAGGACTGCTGGAAGCACGAATGGGAGGGTCAATACTGAACTTGAGATGTCAATGTTGGATTGAACATCAATATCGCCAACGTCAATATCACGCTGGATTGCTACTGTGGCATCATTTGAAAACGAATTGTCAAAGATGACCTCGAAATACGATCCGTATTTTAGCGAGAAAGGATCACCAAAGTTGAAGTCCTTGGTGCGTACATAAGATTGGTAGTCAGTGCCAGCGTCTTGATAATCTGCGGACGTAGTTCCAGCGGGAGACTTGTACCCAGCATACTTCTCGATGATCCCATTGGTCTTCTTAAACATCGCCCTAGAACCTTCTTGATTAAAGTTCGTAAGCGTGAACTGCATAACCTGCGGACTCCAAGTTCCCTCGAATGCACTTAACGCCGTATTGTAAACCAAGAGCGTGTCGTTGTAATCGTTCGATCCAGTAGGTATAGCTAGGAAGTAGCGGTTGTCGTAGTAGATTGCAGTAGCCACCCTAATAGAATCCGTATTGATACTCTGGATCACATCCTTGACTATCTCTGAAACTGGTATGCCAACTGAGCTAAAGTCATCCGCTACAGACCGAACAAGCGATCTGATGCCGTTATCGGATAGGAACAGAATGTCGCTGCTTACTTGCACCGCAGTGCCAGTTGCCACGCATCCAGTGTTATTTGAAATGATCGAAACAATCCAATCCGCACCAGAAGTAGCATCGCTAGGAATATCAACCTGGAACACTCTGCGCTTCTTGAATACGATCAGCCTATTCTTGTAGTAAGGCACAACAGCCGTAATCTGATCGCCGTCATCGCCGTTGACAACGATGCTGTTGGTCGATGCCCATACAGAAGGATCAAGAATGTCGGAGGCGTAAAGCGTGTTTCTATTTGCACCAGAGCCAACGCCAAACAATCTGTTTTCAGCGTTGACTAAAATCCTAATACCCGCTGGAGGCGCGCTGACTGTTGCTGTTGCGGTAGCACCAGATCCGTTGCCAATGATTGTAACTGTGGGTGCGGTAGAATAACCAGACCCGCCATTGACAACCGTAACGCCAGTGACAGCCCCACCAGCGACCAGCGTAATCAGTTCTGGCATTGTGCCGCCAAGCGTTGGGCCAGTAATAATTGCAGTCGCGCTGGTATATCCAGTCCCACCAGTTGTTACTGTTATTGCCCTAACCTTGCCACCCTGCCTTTCAACCGCAGTTCCATCCCAAAAGTGTAGGTCGCTATCCGAATCAGACAGAAACATCTTGTCAACAAACTGTGCAAAAGATACCTCAATGTCTTCTGCCACGCTGTAGCCATCTCGCCATTGGCTGGTGGCTGCCGTCCAAACTATGTTTGTAGCACCCCATGTTAAGTACGGAGTATGAGGAGTTGCGCTTCCACTTGATTCAATGCTGTAAAATGTACCGCCAGTAACAGTCAATAATTGCTGGTATGCTGACGTTTCGTAGTACCGCATACCGCCAACGGAAGTTACCGCGCTGGTTGCACCAGTAGCAAAGCTGGTTGCACCTACGCGAGTCTCAAGATTACCCTTTGGCGAAAGGGTCATGTTGTACAACTCTTGTACTTGGTTCTCGGCTAGAAGGTCAGATTGCAGACCGCTGGCTTGACCGCCAGTAAAATTGCGTATTCCGTCAAAGGACAGAACATCGTCCAAATTGTCGCTGTAATAAGGCATAAGCCTCCTTTACGCCGAGAACATTTCTTCTATGGTTAGCTCGCCAAGACTCTGTGGTGTTATCTGCTTCACTCCTCCAACCTGGCTCAACTCATAGTTAGCCATAGCTGCAAGGTCTGTATTAGCAGTCTGCGTGATGGCCTGCGCCTTGGCATACTGCCGTTCACGCTCAAGGGCATCAGAATGAGTCAAGGCTAGAACCAAATGATGAACGTGGGGTAAGCGGAGTTCGTCATCAAGGGCAGCTTGGGATGGAGGAAAGTCAACGATGATGTTTGTGCGGGTAAGACATTTCAGTTTCTCTACAACACGCAATGGAATTGTGCCAGATGTGGCAAGCCTTGGGTAAAGGTTTAGCTGGGCAACGCCACTGCTGTTCCTTCCAGTAAAATGATAGGTATCTGGATCGCCAGTACGCGCATCGTCAAGCAAGCCTGGGTCTTGGCTTACAATCGTTGCTAGGTCAATCGGGTCAACTTCTGCATCGTTGTAGGCAACCGAAAGAGGAGTCTCGACATTCGTGCCTAGCGTGATCTGCCTGTTCGTGCCAACTGAATAGGTGGAGTTAGTGACAGTCTCACGCCAAGGGGCAAAGTCCCATACGCGCCGATAGGCTAGGCTCGCAGCCTTCTGCAAGAAGGTAAGCGTATCCGAGTCGGTCTTGCCAACCTTCTCGCCAGCGTATTGGGCGATTTCAGTTAGGGTCATTTAGATATTAGGTTCGTCAGCAGGAAGCGGAGTGTTGCCTTCGGAAAGCCATTTTAGGTAGGCTTGGTAGTCGGTGTTGGCTGGGTCGAAAGGGATGAAAAAGTTTTTCTCAACCAATATAACTGTATTATATTTTGTTAGTTTATACATTTATAGCTCCGAACTTGCTGTTGCAGTAACATTTACGTTTGCTGCGGTACTCCAATTTGTTGCAGTGTTATATAATTGCGCCGATCTCGCGGTTATGTTTATTGCTCCAAATGTTCCCGCGCTTCCAGAACTTACGGCAAAAGAACCCCCCGAAAATGTTGGGGATGCTCTCATTGTAACTGGAGCATAAAATGCACCACCTACAGTTGTGTTATTTATTGAAACCCCAACAAATTCGCTTGTTGCGACATAACAATACCTCTGACACAACGCCAACTCCGTCCCAATCGGCCTGCGCTCAAAGTCGGTTGCGGTTGAGCCTGCTTCAAGTTGGACGCCAGTGATGTAGAAGGTTGCTCCGTTGGTGCCGACTACTGAGGCTGATCCAGCAACAGAAATTGCATTTCCTCCGCCCCATGTGTTTGCTGTTGCATTAAAAACAGATCCAGCGCCAAGACCAAAAAATAACCCACCCCAAAGGGTGTTGTCAGATGCCCATGTTCCAGAGGTTGCCCCAGATATGGTAACTGTTTTTCTCTCCCAAGTGTTTGCCGAGTTAATTGTATATGTTGCAGGGTACGAATAATCTGGCGCACCAGACCTCAACACAACTACAAATGTTCCTGTAACACTTGACCTAGCCCAGAATGAAATAGTTACAGACTGCGATCCAGACGAACCAAAGTCTAGGTCAGAAGTATTAAATCCTTCGATGTTCTGTACGATATAATATGCGTCTGAAGCTCCTAATGAAGTCGAAGCAAGAGATGTGACAAGCAAGCTGTTTGTGTAGCCTTGACCAGATGGGACTACGCTTGATCTCTGTATTGATATTTTCGATGACTGACTAATTGATGCAAGCCACCTGTCAAGGGTGTATACGACTGCTGTTGGCGTAACACTCGCCCCCGCATTCCTCTGATCAATCCGCATATCCCCATTGATGATGCGGTTGCGGAAGCCAACCGCAGGACGAGTGTTCTGCGTTGAGCCGTCGTTGAAAGTGATTCCACTTGTTGCGTTAAATGTGATTGGCATAATTATCCTTCGTATAAAATGTTTACTGAACCAGCGTCAAAGGTGTCGGTAGCTCCAACAGTTGTTACTCGAATGCGATCTAGGGTATCTGAAAGTGTTTTAGAACCTCCTCCGCCCAAGATATTTGTTGTGCTTATTTTGCAAGAATGTGATTCTATCCATATATTGCCAGAGATATTTGCTATTTGGATTAACCCAGAGTTTGCATTTGCCGCGCTAGCAGATTGTATTGCATATCCGTCAGTTCTGCTTATTCCAGCAGAACCTCCAGCACTATCGGTTGTTACGGATGTGCTAACATATCCAGTATTTTCAATTCCACCAGAATCTCCAATCTGGATTAAAATACTATTTACACCGCTTGTGCTGACTTCATTAAGCATCACCGTAATCTTCTTCACCCAACTAGGAATACCAGTAAAATCAATAGCTGTTCCGCTGGTAGATGCAACAGCAGTTCCAGAAGTAATAGTTCCACCATTAACTGTAGATGAGTTAATAGTCGCACCAGAAAATGTTGATCCAGTAATTACTCCGCTTGCATTGATTGAAAGAATATCAGCTGTAGTCGCACCACTATTGCCTCTCGCCAGTTTAATCGTGCCATCGGGTGAGGATGGGACGGAGAGGGTGAAGTTGTTTGTTCCAGTTGTAGACTGGCCGATTTGGACTGAGTTGGCTTTTAGGAGGCTCATAATTATCCTTATCTAAAAATAGTAACACAAGCAATGCTTTGATCTGCTTTTTGAGCTGAATTTGTAGCATTCCAAAAGGCTATATTAGCTTGAGATGTGGTGGCCGACTGCACAAAACCAATAGTATGCTGTCCATTTACAGCCCCATCCCCAGCAATTGATATACAATAATTTGCGTCTTGCATTGGCGTTGTGAAATTGATTGAATATGTCCCAGTTGCTGTTCTCTCTACTGTCGCCACATTACCACCAGCAGTAGGAGCATTTGTTCCAGTCGTTCTTCCGTCAAATCTGCACCAAGCCCTTGCGCCAAAGATAGGAGCAGAACCACTCTGCGCTCCATCTAGTTTTGCAGCAGTAATTGAAGCTGCATTAACCTTTGCAGTCGTTACCGCACTACCAGCAATCTCAGCAGTCGTGATACAATCGTCTGGCAAACCCCCTGCGGAGATGCCTGTGATTGTTCCTGTTCCTGTAATTGAGATAGGCATATTAAACTACCGTCCAAACGCTTCCGTCTTGCACTGTAACAGTGCCAGTTCCGATTGTGATCGGTCCTGCGGATACTGCGTTTTTGTTTGTTGAAATTGTGTATGAAGTAGTCACAGTTGTATCGTTCTCCCAAAAGATTTTATCTGTTCCGCCACCCTTCGCGCCAGCAGCAGCGGCAACAGTTGACATTGTAGTAACTCTTCCCTTGGAGTCAACTGAGATGATCGGTACTGATTCAGTCCCACCATAAGTGCCAAGAGTAACGCCACTTGTTGCAAGAGTGCCAGTTCCGCTACTGATGGTGAAGTCACCAGCCAGGGTGGTTGTGAAGTTAGAGATTGTTCCAAGCGTGCTGTTGACCCTACCGCTATACGTTCCAGATGTAATCGTTGCAGTGCTGATGGTTGATGTTGAAATTACTGCCGTTCCAATTGTCGCTGTGCTGGCTGTAACTTTGCCAGATAAATTAAGATCAAGATAAGTTCCGAATGTGAAAGCATCTTCAACCAAGTTCTGAACTGTTACCTTCCTTGGGGCTAGAGAAGCATCAACGCTGTCTGGAGCGATGAGAAGCAGATCAGCAGTACCAATGGTTGTGATCTCCTGCTGGTTCTTGATGATCGCAGAATTGACAAGCGCGGTATCAATTAGGTTGTGCAGGCCAGCCGCAGTAACCGTACCGTTGGTAGAGAAGGTCTGCTGACGATTGATTATGTTTGCCATATTAAGCTGTTGTCCTTAGTGCAAGCGCAGAAATTGTGCCAGATGTTATGGTTGAAATTGTTGTTGTTGGATTAAATATTGTGTACCTGCAAACATCGCTTGCAGCCACAGAGAATGATGACGATGGATATGAACCAGTAAATGCAATGTTTGTTTGTCCAATAACAGTATCGCCAGCAACTACTCCAGACATTGCAAATGTTCCAGTTGATGCTGAAGATGCAGATGTCATTGTACCAAGGGTTACTGCTCCAAGTGCAGCCGATCCAAAGCTGGCTTGGGTAATGCTAGGACCAGCAGAACCAAGGCGAAGTGTTCCAGTAGTTGTTCTTGAGGTTACGGAAAGCGTTCCAATCGTGGATGTGTTTACGCTGGATGTTGCAACAGTCTGCGTATTGATGCTTGCAGTACCAATCGTAGCCGTACCAGTGGACGCTGTAAGGCTTGATCCAAGGGTAACAGCACCAGTAAGGGTTGAGTCTCCAGTAACCGAGAAAGAGCCAGTGCTGCTTACGCCAGTGGTGGAAAGGGATAGCGCGGAAGAGGTGTCATCTCCATCGGTAACAACCTGCAAAGCACCACTAAGCCCACCAGTGGTGAAGGTCTTGAGAAGCTGTGCAAAGCTACTACTAATGGTCTGTGTTCCAAGTGTGGGCATTTAGTCTCCTAGTTAGAAAGGCGGTTTTTGAGGACATCCCAGGCCATTGAGCAAGCAAGCCCTATTAGCCCAGCTACAGCCAGAACCTTCGTCCGTAAGTGTTCCAACGCTCCTAACCTATTAGCAACATCCCCATGAAAAGCAAGTGACCTTTCGATCATTGAGATCAGCGTCATCTGGCGTTCTTCCATCCTGGCAAGTCGCTCTGATACGTTGGCAACTTTGTCCCTAAGATCCGAAACCTCATCAAGACTCACGACCCTTGCCCTCCAGATACTTTAACGCTACAGCAAGATGGACAACAGCATCCACAACCTCGTCCCGATCTCGACCTTCCTCGACTATCCGCTTGATGCTTCTGTTGACAGATAATAGATGCTTTACCTTGCCAATGTACTTGGTCTCCTTGACCATATTGTTGTTCTCCACGGCAAACTTTAACGCCTCTTTGAAACACGCATATTCCGAGCGAGTCATTAAGAAACGCAAACTCAAATTGGTCAGCCACATGGCGATGCGTTTCATTTGACATTACCAGCGTCCGTGGCTGCTCCCATATCGGAATAGCGAGGCAGTACATTGTTATCCGCTGGCTTTGGCGAGCAGGAGCAGAACAAGAGGGTGAGGAGGAGGAGGGGCATTATGTTTTTAAGAAAACAGCGACAAAAGGCTCGCCAAAAGATGTGTATGAAAAACTTGCCGAAGTATAATCAGAGGCAAGGCCAACATTATCTCCAGCAGCAATATAAGGCACAGTAGACGCATAATTTGATGTCGTTGGATTTGTTGGCCATCCATTAGCTATTGATGAAAAAAATGCACTTTCTCTGCCAGTTCCATCCATTGATCTGACTCCAGTTGCGTTATTGGCTGATGTTGCCTTTACCTTAATTCCAACAAAAGATACTCCAGAAGGCATTGTAAAAGATGGGGAAAAAGTAGATGTTTTAACTCCAGTAGATGTTGGGTCTATTGCTGTTTTAAGCGAATCTGTAATTCTGGTTGTCGGCAATCCAGTAGTGGTACTGCAATTATAGAGAGCAACCTCCATTGTTGGCGTTCCAGTAGCACCAGATGCTGTGGTAACTTGAAAGACTATTTCTGAGATGCTCCGATTTCCGTTTGAATAAACAGGAACAAAATAAACATAAAATGAAACTAATGTTCTTGTACTTCCAGCACCACCATAAGCCACCAATGGGCCGATATATCTATCTGATGGAACTTGTAATTTATTAAATAATGGCCCACCGAATGTTCCGTCTCCCTGCAAATACCTTAATTGCTCGCCAGCCGCGGGCGATGGCACAAACCCAACTCCGCCAGCTTGGGTTGCCGTGGCTGGAGCAAATGTTCCTCTTGTTAAAGGCATCGCCTACTCCTAACTCAACTGCGTAACTTCAGCAGTTCCAGCCGTGGCAAAGATACCGCCAATCAATCCTGTGTAGTTGAATGGGACTTCGTAGTAGTCTCCAGCACTTAATCTTACTGTGAAATTAGACGTGCTTGCCGTTGCCGTGCCTAGTATAACATGGAGGTTACCTGGTCCAGAATTGAAGATTGTGCATCCAAGCCTGCCTGTGCTTGCCGTTGCAATCGTGCCGTAGCTGGTGGATGTAAAATCGGTAGATCCTGTTCCACCAGTTGTAGCGTTTGGCAACCGAATACCATCAGCAACGTCAGCTTGGAGGGTTACAAGTAAAGCTTCAATGTCGGCTACGTTGACATTGATAGCCATTGTCCCGCCACTAAGGGCATCAATAATCGTGTTCCACTGGCGGCCCATTTTAGGACTCCTTAATCTTTGCGATTATAGATTGCCATCGCACCGCCAGTTAAAGCAACCTGGTCGATGTCACCGTAAACGGTCACACCAGCAGCGTAGGTTGCGGCGGTTGTAGCACCACTGATAACAAGAGTAGCTGTGGATTGAGTAAGAGCAGTTACCGCATCGTAGCTTCCAGTATTAGTGGAAGCTGACGATGCAATAATTGTCCCACCATTACCAAGCGTAAGGCGAGATAAGAGTCGCATACAATTAGGTGTGCAATGCGATTCTGTAAGACGTACCGTTAAGAGTCACGTTCAAGGACGCAGGGGATGTTGCAACTGTGTTAACAGTGCCACCGCTGGAGCTTGCCGTAAACTCAATGACGTTTGTCTGGTTTTGGGTATCAAAGCGAATAGCTTTTCCCTTGGCCTTGCGCTGGCTTCGTACAAATTCATTTGCCATATTATTTTCTCCTTATAGCCGCACGTTTGATGCTATCTGGCGTGTACTGGCTTCTGAATCTACTGCCAAGCTTTTGTTCCTGGCGATAGTACCCCTTCATTAAGTTTGTTTGATTGACTCCCAGCGGGTTGTCGAGGGGTTCGCCAACCCCCACTAGGCTCAATCTTTGAGGGACGGTGAATCGTTTAAGATAACGAGGGACAGAATCCCTTTCGGCCACAGCCTTTTCCAGTTCGATAACTTTCCCATTTCTGGTGTCCTCGTACTGGTAAACAGGCATTAGCTATAGTTTTCCTTATCCGACTCCTCGGCCATCTTCATCATCTTTTCCTCTTCGGACATTGAGTTCTCGCCTTCGGCCATGTCTTCCGACTTGTCCTTTGACTCACTCTCGCTCATAGCGTGTTCCACATTAACGTGGGCAACGCCATTCTCGATCATGTCAATTGTTCCAGAGAGTTCTACAGAATCACCTACTTCTGGTGAAACATTCTCGCTACCATCGTTCATCTCGAACTTGGAAACAGGAAGCATCACCATACCAGACTTAATCATTTTATTCATAGGTTTTCCAGATGAGGAAGAGGCTGGGGAGGTTTTACCCTCCCCAGCATTCCGAGGACCCATAGCGATTACTAGGGTTCCCATTTAATTATTAGCTGTAGTTGGACTTCGCAACGATGACTCGGAAGAACCGAGGATCGAGTTGCTTGGCCGCGTAGAACGTCTTGAAGGACGCAACAACGCGCTGTCCATAAGGATCGCTCTTATCAGCAGCATCAAGGATCGTGACCTTCGGAGCGAAGGGCGAGCCAGAGGCGGCCAATGAGGACAAGCTAGGAACACCAAACGCGCCACCACCGAGGAGGACGTTGGCATAACCAGTGTTAGCACCAGTTGTTCCAACGCTGTTCTCTGCGATGCCAGAGGCGGAGGTATTGAAGGTCTGTACGTTGGTCGAAGAAATGACCGACACGCCAAACAACTTGCCAATTTCACCCTTGAAGATGGCTTCAGGATTCGAGTAGCTCGAAACCTTCAACCAATCATCGTCCTGCTGCAAGTCACGGATAACGGCAGGATGCGCGACAAGCGCGTAGCCGTCCTTGATCTTAGGAGCGCGGGCGATGAACAACGAAGTTGCACCATCGAGCAAGTCGGTGGCTGTGATTGCGCTGTTAGCAACGGACGAGGTAGCCCAGGTCGTTCCGTTCGTTGTGTTTTGAGCATAACGAGCGTAGGACTTGACTGCTACACCAGTACCAGTGCTGGTCGAGGAATCCTGCACCAACGCGCGGTGACAGAGTGTGTCAGCGTGGAGGGCGGCATCTTCGCCAAGTTGTTTGGTGGCCTGCGCCAGATGTGAGAAAAGCTCCGTAGCTAAAATTACATCGGTGAGGATTATTTTGCTCCCGTATTGTACGAGGGTTGCTTCAACCGAGGACAACGTGAGATCACGCTCGTCACCAGAAGAAGGAGTCGTTCCTTCCGACAAAGCGGAGATAGCAGTGATGCTTGGATCTCCGAAACGGAAGAAGCGTATCGTTTTATTCCCGCCCGTTTTTGTCGGGTAGGGGGTTTTCATTGCGAATTGCTCCATCTGAAGCAATGGGATTGCGCGTTCTAGCAAAGCTTTTGAAAAGTAAGCTTGGAACTGCGCGCTGACTGAACCAGTAGTTACCATATAATTAAGTATCCTTGTTTGTTATGACTACTCAACCTCTGTCAACTTCGCTTGCCATTTTCATCAATTCACGCTCTTGCTCATCGAGAGTCAGTTCGTGAAAAGCTTTAGTCTTGGCAGGACCTTTGGGTTGTCCAGACGCTGGAGTAGTCGCTTTTCTGAGTTGAGAAAGTTCTTTCTCATACTCTGCAACCTTTTTCGACAAATCGGAGG